TGCTTCTGGTACATACTGGAATACTTTTTCCATGTCATCAACAAAGTCTGCATATGCATAACTATCGCCACATGTGAAGATATTCTGGTCATCTCCTGAAGATGCACCATACGCTTCAATAGCAGGGATAAGTCCGTAAGTTGTACGAATTAAATTGCCATCAGCATCTGTACGTCCATTATCAGCAAAAGAATCACTAGCACCTGAAAGACCAGTACCACCTAGTCTTTTACCAAAAAGAAATGCTTTCTCTTTTTGCATTTTATGCTCTTGACCTTTCATCTTTCTTAGGCGTGCTAACTCACTAGATTCTCCTCGTAAAACCGCCGCCTCAAGAGTACCTGTAACTTGTAATGGTGTCTTGAATATCTGAGTAGAATTCCAAACAGTTGTTAGCTCATCTGACCATGCTTCTGGGGCAGAAGAACCTTCACCACGTGCATTACCAATAACTTTACAAACATCATTGTCAGCAAGAACTATTGTTCCACCTGTTAATGCTTTTAGTGTTAATTGGCTTGATGCAACTGCGGTAACAATTGCTACACCTTTGTTAGTTGAAAGAGCTGAATTCCATACTTCAACTTCAAGACCTACCCATGATGAATCAACTGCGGATAGTCCTACAATACCATCAACTGGTAAAGAACCTAATCCTGTGTCATTATCAGGGATAGTGCCAGGCGTTCCTTTATTTATTGCAAACTCTTGTTTCACCCAAGGATTGCGATGCTCAAACATTTTAAAAATAGGGTCTGGCACATCACGAGTTTCTCGGTTTGAAATAAGAGTAGTAAAAGGTGCTACGTCAGTCCAAAGCTCTTTTGTTACCTGTGGGTCGACATAAAAATCTCTCCTGTCGGTATAAAGAACGCTAGATGCACCTCCATTATATAGCTGTTTCTCTGTAGCCATTTTTTAACTCCAATCATCTTATTATTATTAATTACCTACCCAGCAATGCATCACTAAAAAGTTGCTCTTCAGTTCTAGGCTGTTCAGCAGTCCCAGACTGCACAACGGCTGTCTTGGGTACGGCTAAACGCTCTGCCTGATTTTGCATCTCTTGAGTACGTTGTTGCACAACTGGATTAGGATTGCTTCTCAATTCAAACAGCTTAGCTAGATTATCAAGAGTCAAATTATCAGGATTGCTTGCCCATCGAACGAACTCGTCTGCTTTGTTATTTTCCCATCCATAAGCATTAATAGCATGGCTTTGAGCTTGCGTTCTCATCATGTTATCACGCTGTACTTGCATTTCATATTCGTATTGTTCTTTCATTTGAGCTTCACGATTCTGGTCTTTCTCTTTTAAGAATGACATATAATCATCTCGATACTTATCTCTAGATAAGCGATACCTAAATGACTCTGAATCAGGGTCACTATAAGCATCTATCTCGTTGTAACTAACTGGTCTTTCAGGTTCTGAAGGCTCCTTCAATGAATTCTCTTGCAATCCTTGTTGTTCAGGGTATGCTTGAGGTTGTCCGTTGGAGAGTCCAGTATTCTGCTCCTGAGTTCGGTAGTAGTCTACTTCTTGTCTCAATGCATTCAACTCACTCTTGGCTTTATCTGCCTGTGACTGCCAGTACTCGAAACGAGTGTGGTCATCTTTTGACGAGGTGACCTGCTCGTTAGTTTCTGCAATTGGTTCCTGTGCTACATTAGGTTGCACAACTCCATTAGGAACTACAGGTTGCTCTTGCACAACTTGTGGGTTCTCTACTGGAGGTTGGTCAGCATTGCGTACTTCCAATATTTGTTCAGTTTCCATCTTACTTCCTTTGCGATTTGGTTATTACCAGCAACCGCTTCCTCAATTATTTAAAAAATCTTCTAGGCCTTCATCAGACATATTGTATGCTTTATCAAATTGATTTTGATAAGCTCTATTCATAAAGTCTTGAGCCATGTTTGTTTGTGGAACTACCTGCCCATTTTGATATGTTAATGGATTGGTAATACTTTTTAAATCATCTACTCCCCACATAACTGGGTCGTTAGCAGGGTTTCCTATAGTTTGTTGTATATCTTGATAGCCAGCTTTCGCATGCCCTCTGCCTCTGCCTCTGCTATAAAAATCCCATTCATTTTCATATCCACCTGTTCCATCGCCTCCGTATGGCTGATAGCTAGTAATAGGAGTAACTCCATCTTTGACTTCGCCTTGACCCCAACGATTAGCTCTAGAGACTCCTGATACTACTTTGGGAGATTCCAATGGTTCTCCTGTCCCTGTACTTGAAATATTAGGGACTTCTGCTCTCCATCTTTCCATAGCTGATGCAGTAAGAGGCCCCATCTTGCCATCGACAGATAACGGATTTCCGTCCTTATCTGTCATTCCTAAATTGTTTAACATCTGTTGCATTTGACTTACCCCTTTAGATGTCATCTTTGAAGGGTCTCTCATCATTTTATGCATTAAAAGATTTTGATTAACTACATCCGTATTCCCATCTGCTACAGCTTGACTCATATTAGCAGTATTGACTGGTTCAGGTGCTCCTGCAACTCCTTCAGGCATAGCTTGCTGAGTTAAGTCTTGTGAAGCTATAGGAGCAGTATTAACAGAATTAGGAATACTAGTCCCCATAGGAGTTCTGCCATAATCCCCATGTTTTCCATCTGCCATTAGACCTGCTTGCCTATTATACTCATCTGGACTATTTTGTCTATAGTGGTCGAGCATTCTTTGAGCTTGGGGATTCATGTTACCAGCTTGCTCTAGATGCATAGCTTGTTGTAATGGAGAAGTGCCGTATTCTTGTTGCCCAAGACTAGGGTCTCTAGCTATACGCCAGTCTTCTTTAAAATTATCGTAAGCATTTTTTATTCCACCAGTTATTCCACTAAAGACTCCTGCTAATGCATTACGTGCTTGCTGTCTATTATCAGGGTTGCTTCTTGATTGAGCTATTCTAGCTCTACGCTCTAATGACTCTTGTCTTTCTCTATAGCTCATTACTCATCCTCTATGCTTAACAACTCTTCATTCATTTGACGTTGTTTATTATCGGCAACAGGTTCTACTTCTTCTTTTGCCATTTTTAATTCATCTGCCAATCTGGTTGTATATAATTTTTGTGCCATCTCAACTTTAGCTTCTGCCTTGGCAAGTTTCTTTTCAAACTCTTTAACCTCAACTCTTTTCCTGTCATGCAATGACTCTCTTTGAGCTGTTTGCAAGTCTCCACGTAACTTCTTGATTTCTTCTTCCTGTGCCTGTATCTGACCTTGCATTTGTTGCATCTGGCCTGACCTTTGCAACACTCCTTCCATATCTGCGACATCTGTTTGCTTTAATACTTCTATTTGGTCTATTAAACCTTTTTCATGTAATTGCATATAATATTCAAACCTTGCCCATCTATTTGATGGCAATGTTGAACCTGATAAAACGATAACATCATATTTACCAATAGTAATGTCATTAATTTTGCCCATGTAGTTTCCTAAGTCATCGTATATAGGAGAATTCATTACTACTTCTTTAGGCATGTTATTAGGTTGCATTAACCTCACTACTTTTTCATCTTTGTAAACGTACTGTATTAGTCCAACTACTACCTTAGCTAATTGGTTGATAGACTCTTCAATGTCATCACGCTTAGATTTAATTCTTCTTTGCCCATATTCATCAAGGGCAACTGTTCCTTTAAATGTTTGTGGAGATGCACCTACATCTCCTTGCATCATTGCATAGATACCAAGGATTCTTTCTATGTCATTTCTTGCATCTGCCTCATTTTTATAGAGTTCGTTAGGTAATGGAACAGGCCCTGCTACTATTGGTGTACCAAGTTCAGGGTCAAATTCAATAACTGCTGTTCCAGCCTTACCCCAATCTTCCTCTAATTGCCTTTTATTTATGGCTCCCCTTGGAATCAATAACTTCGTATTCGTAGAGGTAGATGCATGTGCTATAATCAAAGAGCGTATTTTATTAATGTACTCTTGTAAACCCTTTACCAATCGTACATCGCTCATGGGATATGGATTTCTATTCCATCCATTCATAATAGGAACAATTGGGTATTCCTCTATTGGTAGCACAACTTGAAATAACTCTTTGTCACCTACGGCAACACATTGCTTGATTTGACATATCTCAATGTCATTAACCATTATTTTACCATCTTCCACAAGATGGCCTTTAGTTATAATATCTATAGTTGTTGTAGAATTAGGTATTGAACCTAAATGTTCAGGGCCAGCCATAGGAACTTGCTGACCTGTGTTTGGGTCAACCATCAAATGAAATTTGTCACCCATTTGCTCATGTATTGCTAAGTAATCAGCTACAGATTTACTATCTGTTAATATCTGTTCTCCTTGAGGAGTTCTAAGTAATACTGCTGGAGACTCTTTATACTGAGCAAATTCTTCAGGGTCTAACACTTGAAGTTCATCAATAAATGGGTCGTATACTTTATGGTATGGCATAAAGACCTTACTGTAACGCTCCATTAATTCAAGTTCACGTTCTCCAGTAATGGTCTCACCAGTATGATTTCTTTTTAGAGTTACCTGTTGTGACTCTCTGCCGTATCTTGATTCAGATGGCACATTGATATAAGTAGTTTCCTGACATTCCTTAATAATATCTGCATGGTCAGGATAGGCTTTCATTAGAACATCTTCAGATACAATCTTTGCTACAATAATATTACTAGCATCTCTACAGAAGGGGTCTTTAGATGCAGGGTCTATAAATACTTCTAATGGGTCAACTGACTTTAGTTTAACCTCCCCAGAGCCAAAATCAGCATCTGGGTCTATATAGGACATCAGCACTCCCATGCCTTTTACATAGTAATCGTCAATGGCTGTCTTTAATTCGACATTACCATTAGAGATGTCCCAGATATAGGCCATAATATCACTAAACATTCTGCCTACTTTATTATCGCTGGTTTCTCTACCAGTAGATTGAAATTTTGGTTTATTAGATGTGAGCATTGCTTTAGCCTGCTCAACGGCTGAATAAACAACATTCACTACAATAGGTTGTTGTGAACGCTGTTTTAGAGCTGTAGCCTCATCGTCTGTCCATTGCTTACCATTTCTGAACTCGTTATCTTCTACAGCTTGCTTTGCCCAATTCTCCCTAGCGGAAGAATACTCACTTAGAAGGTCGTGAGTTCTTTGGACATTTTCTGTTTTATTATGCATATAAGTATAAGCACGTAGCTAACGCACTTGAGACTTATACGTTAAAGTATTACTTTAAGTTCCTTAATATTATTTGTTAAGGTCGGAAGGTATTTTATACTTCTTAAGTATTTCAGGACACATTTCACCTTTTGAGCATATTTCGGCAAATGCCTTTAATAGATAATATCCTCCTTGGAATCGTGGTCTAGGGTATATCCTTTCTTCATTAAGAAAAAACTGCAACCCCATTAGCATCCAATCATAATAAGTCATAGCATTCTTATTATAAAACACTATTTTATCTTTAGGGTGCTTATGTCCTTTCTTAAATGTTACTTTACTAGACATTATGCTACTTTCCATGAACGTGAATTCTTTTCATAGCTTTCATTCTTGGAAGATTTAGTTTCTTCTGTGTGGCTTGGTCTGTAAATGCCTTTCATTGCATAGAACATACCATCTAAAAGGTCATCATGCTTACCACGTGGATATAGCAATAGCTCATCCTTTAGCTCTAGCATGTCCTTTTTTAAATACATCTTACCTTGTGCAAAGTAAGGCTCCATAGTTTCTAGCCTAGAAGACTTAGATGTCCTTGGGGACTCTTTTATTTCAAGACCAGATATAAAGATGTTCTCTTCATCACATCTAGTTCTCAGGTATTCTCTTAGCATTTCCTGATATCCAACACTTTCAATGCGAACCTTGGATGGTTTGTACATTTTAAAATACTGAATAATGCTTTCAGCAAGCTTCATGGGCGTAGCACGTTTGCGGTAGTAAGGTAACACGTACCTATTATTGTCTTTATCTACTGCTATCGGCATAATTACCGAATAGTCAGCAGTCTTTCTTATTGAGGATGCAGGGTCTACGCCCATAAATATATTCACAGGAATCTTTTTCTTAGATTTATCTGTTAAGAAATGATTGCCTTCACCATCTATGCTATAGTCATAGTCATGGTATTTAAAATACTTCTCATTAAATAGCTGGTCTTCATCGCCAATTATCTGACATAAGTATTCTCTGTAGAAAACAGATACTCTAGCAATAGATTCTAATTCTTTCTTTTTCTTCTGAAGCTTTTCAATGGGTTGCCATTCTTCCCATAATGCTATATTCTTATCAATATCTGGGGCAAAATGCATATTTACCCATCCATCCATTTCTTTTAATATCTCCACTAAACATCTTTGATGCTGAGGAGTACCAATAACAGCTATCTTACCTCTTATTGGGTCTAGCGAAGGAACGGCACTCTGCAATAGCCATCTAAGGTTGGACTCCATAGCCTCTGCTGTCTTAGTATTGTTTTCATCTTCAGGGTCATCTACTATAATAAGCGTAGGTCTCTGACTCCCTACCTTTATTCCACGTAACTGCTGACCAGTACCTTTGCATATTATCATAGAACCATCTTTTAGTTCTATCTCTGACTTAGACCAAGTCTTGGCACTATGTTGTCCCCAATAACCATATATAGCTCTTAACTGCTGGCTATAATCCAATGTATCTTTTATAGTACCCAGTAATTTAATTGCATGGTCTTGAGTCCTAGATACCAAGACTATTAGCTTAGCACCTTTGTGGTGTAGTATGTGGTAAAGGGGATAGACACCTCCAACAATAGAGGATTTAGCATGACCACGTGGTGCTATTATATTTACCTGCTTACTATCGTCATCCATTAATACATCTGCTATCTTATAATGGAAATCAGGGGAAGGCACAGAGAACATATTAGAATTTATAATACTACCAAACAGTATCATGTTCTCTTTTAGCTTATTCTGTAAAAGCTTTATTTCTTTTTTCTTGTTTTCTTGGGACATTTCTTTATTTTGTGCAATTCATTATTTTCTAAATCGCCTTTATTTAGGCCACAATATTGTTTACCCTTGTATCTACCTGCAAACCCACAACATCTCTCGATTAAGGGGCAATATTCAAACAAATTCAGTCATTCTGGAGTAGGAAGTCATACATCATTCCGTATGTCTCCATCTCTCTTAAGGCATCTAGTGCTATTTCGGAGATTTGCCTAGCTTCCATCTCTCCCATTACGGCAATTACGTGTAATGCACCAATTGCTACTTCAATCTGTCTTTGTAAGACTTCGATATCATTCGTTTCGTTCATTGGTCTCTTCCTTTCGTGACATGACAAGCTTTTTTTCCTCTTCTTGAGTTATCTTGTCTAAAATTTTCTTAGTATCTATCATTTCAACAGTATCTGTAGTGATAGCTTTGTTGGGTTTCATCTCTAATAAGTCCATTATCTGGTCATTTGCTTTTAGAAAGTTCCCTACGTCACCCTTATGCTCAGCCATATCCAACGCTCTTATCAGATTATCTACCGCAAATTCTTTATTGATAGATTTTTCAGTTAGTATTTCTTTTACTTTCTTTTCTACTTCCATCTTAATCCTCTTGTTCTTTAGAAATCTACGTACTGTTGCCTCTGGTATTTTGTCTTTAGGGCGATATACATTAGCTAATTTCTTAAAATCTACGTTTCCATTAAGCATCATGTTGGCATATGCATTAATAGTGTTCTTACCACGTGTAGAACCTATCTCTTGCTCTTCCCAGCTCTTTGCTGGGTTAGTCTTAGCATAGATTCCATAAGCCTTATTTAGCTCATAGTGTATCTTGGAAGAGGCGGTGTCCCATCCAACACCACCTGACAGCTTTATGAACGTCTTTATATTGCCGTTCTTATCTGTGTATTCTTTGATGGACAGACATTCCATGACATAATCATCATCTGTTAAGCACCATTGCGAGGTTGACTCAACATCTTTCCAGTAGCAATAACCCATATCAGGGTCTTTATCTACTTCAGATTTAGTATATACATGAAACTTATGTTTCTTACGCTGATATAATCTTTCGATTATCTCCAATAGTGACTCCAATCAATATTTTGTTCTACTTGTATACAAGTACTTGTACTCTTTACATGTAGAGTTATCTCTTTACATGTAACTTGTACACTATAAGTGTACTCAAGTTAATAGTAACTTAATCCGTACTCTTATCATTTATACCTAGTTCTAATTCAATTGAACGCTGAATTATCTCGTATTCAGCATCTAACATGTCTAAATCTAGCTCATCTACTTTATTCATGTTTTCAATTTCTTCAATTGTTCTTTCAACCTTTTCCCACCTACCTGTTATCAGGTCGAATTGTTCAAGTATAATCTTCTTATCTCTATCCATATTCAATTCTTACTTTAATATACATCTATAAGTCTCTACTATGCAACGACTTAAGGATACTTAAAGTTCCATAGTACTCTTATGGAACTAGAATTAGAATGGGAGTGGGAGGTTTACCTAGTTACCACCCCCCATTCAATCAGGATGGTTAGGTTGAACTTGGTTGAGTTCATTGAATTAAGTTCAACTGTTCGTTGAACATGGTTACTAGCGTAACCCAATAGGTATGCTACGCATCCTAATCATATACTATATAAAAGCCCTCTCTTCTTATATGAAATCCTTACACATCGTAAGAGTATTTAACCTAAAGGAGATAATTATGAAATCAATACTTAATAAACTATTTAACATGGAAACACCAACTGTTCTATCTAATTACATAACATGGTTATACAGCCAGAATGTTATTGTTAAAATCTTATTATGGCCGTTGAATCTTATCATTGGATTTTTCTTGTTACTATCTTTAACAGTTGCAGTTGTTCATTTAATGTATACTTTCAAGAGCAAATCAGAATCAGAAAGAGAGCTAGAATTCGAGGCAATTCTAGCAGAACATGATGCACAAGAACTGGGTCATCAAGTAATGGCTGATGAACCTTTACCATTCTAATCAACTTAGGGGGCGAAAGCCCCCTTCTCTTCTTGTACGATAAACAATTTCAAAAGGAGAAAATTATGAAATCACTTATCAAACTTGGAAGAGCAACAGCAAAAGCATTTAAAGCCACTAAGGCATCTCCTTCCAAGGTAAAGAAAGTCGTTAAGGATTCTCATTCTGCATTCATGGCAGGGTATAATTCAGTACGATAGTTGGAAAGCCCTCAGAAATGGGGGCTTCTCTTCTTGTATGTTAAACAAAACAATTTAATTGGAGAACAAAACAAATGGAATTGCCATTCGATAAAAATAAAAAGCTTGTTGATTTATCAGCAGGAGAATTTGGAAATCTTATAACTGTAGCATTATTGCACGTGCAAAAGAAACAGATAGAGAACATTGGAGAAAACATGGCTACTGTTATGGATTCAATGATGGATAATGCACCGCAAATGATAAATAAATTTCAGGAGATAGAGAAGAAATTGGTTGAATAAATAAAGGGGGTTAGAAACCCCCTTTTCTCTTCTTGTACGTTAAACAAAACAATTAGACTCGGCTCGGCAAGTCGATGAATCAAGGGGCTGGTGTGTATAAAGATATACTAGTTACAATCCGCCTAAAGCGGACACCATTTGGTACACATACTATAAGCGAAGACCTACGTATGTTATTAATATGGATATAAAAAGAACGTGGACTCTAGAGGAACATGGTCTTTTTTGCAAGGCTTTATACTAAGTCAGCCCTCGTCTATAATAATTTAAACAAAACAAAAGGAGTAAATAATGTTTTCAAACCCATCAGAAATTGTAAGAAATATTCGCAGAGTAAAAAAAAGATATCTTGGTTGGATAGCACTTGTTGCAATTCAAGAATTAATAAAATACATAGTCAATGATAAACATGACTTTATAAACCAAATGGATGGCAATGCAGATAATAGCATTGAATTAGATGGTTATCTTAAAAGAGTTACTTTGGAGAAAAGTGGTGAACTTTATTTCCTTATAAAAACTGCACAAAGATTACTTAAGTACGGACAGTAAAAAGCTCTCTTCTTTTACAATTAAAAAGGAGATTATTATGAAATGGATAAAAAATACAACGATTTACTGGAATCTTATAAATTTCTGGAACATGCTTAAATGCAATCATGGGAAAGAATATTTATATGAAATTGACCAAAGGATTCCAGAAAAACGCTGTTTAGCTTGCGAATGCAAAGAACCATTGCATGACCATCATGATGGTTGCCCATCATGCTTTAACATTAAATAAATAGATAGACTCTTCCTGTATATAGCCATGCTTTTAAGCTTGAGCACGCAGGGAGAGTACATCTAATAATCATAAACAAACAAATTAGGAGAAACAAAGTAAAAGCTCTCTTCTTTTATAACTAAAAAGGGAACCATTATGAATGAAACAGAACTAATCATTAAAACTTTATCAAGCCATTTACAACCACTTGGTCAAATTAATGCTTTTAATGAAACATTTGATGTAAACTATAAAATAGAACCTTATTTTACTGAAAAAGGCAAATTATCTTTTGATGTAATATTATGGACAAATGATGAATGGCCTGAGCCATATGCTAAAATAAGTTCTAGAAATCCACCTTACGAAGATAAATTAAGTAATCTTGAATTCTTTGTCAAAGATTGGTCAGAAAACGCATCTTGGATAGACCAAATATTGAAATTTCCAGAGTTTGAAGATACTGGTAAAGTCATAGGCGGTGATGATATATGGAAACTTGTACCAGTTTACCTTAATCCATAAGAGAAATAAAAATGCCCTTGAAATACAGGGCATTTTCTCTTCTTGTACGCTAAACAAACAAATATTTTAACTAATAAATCGGAGTAAATAATGAAAATAGCAGAGCCTTCAGATACTAGAAGTGTAATTAAAAACAATATTGATTGTTTTATAGATTCACATCAAACACTATCTATAAGTAATAACAACCTATCAAATGATAAGAAAAGATTACTTGAAGAAAATGAAAAATTACAAAATAAAATAAAGATATTGTCAAAGCAAGTAAAGGGTATTGCTGGACAGAAAATACGAATCGAAAGAGAAAAATATGATATGGAAAATAAACTTATCGAGGCTACTACACCTTGGTATGTTAAACTAAAAGATAAACTACCAAAATTTGGTATCAGAAACCCATTTTATCTGATGCAAGACTAACAAATATAAAAAAAGTAAAGGCTCTCTTCTTTTGTGAGTAGGGCTACCTTCAATAAGTGGTGTGCATAATAAATATATCCCACATTTAAAGTTAATTGCATGTAGTAATGAGTAGCCTTACCATCTATTAATAAGTAGCCTGACCGAAGTATGACACTTTTAGGGGAATCAAGGGAAGTTTGATATTTGGGTTCCCTCCGCACGCCCTTTAAGAAGATAGTAGGAGGGCTACTTATTACTTTCTAAGCCCCCCTGTAAAATTCCTGATAATTCAGTTAGGGGGCAATCTTTTTAAAACATATACAATTAACCTATCTAACGCAACTGCTCACCGCATCGAGAAGTGGCTCCGTTACAGCCTGTTGGAGTCAGGCATAGGTTAATAAACTTTCAGGTAATTAGCAATTGCCAAAAACCAAGAGGGCGTAGCGAGAGGCCTCGGAATCCTGTCTAAAGATTGCTGTCAGGCCCCTCTTGGTAATAATTAAAAACAAAAACAAACAAACAAAATACAATAACAAAAGGAAACAAAATGAGTAAAGATAGACAAAATCTAATAAGCTGTATTATGTATTTAATGAGAGATGTTTTTACCTCTTCTGAACTTGTACAATTCAAAGACTTTATAGAAGAAATAATGAAAGAAAAAGAAGAGCTTGTAAAATACAATTAATTGTAAAGGCTCTCTTCTTGTATGCTTAATTAATATACCATAACTAAACTAAAAAAGGAGTCACTATTATGGCAAGAGCAAGTAAAGAACCTGTAAAGGTTGGAGAGATATTCGCAGAGAATCTATCAGATAAATTTGCAAGATTAGCAGATGATAATAGATTCTGGATGCAAAAAAGAGATAAAAGTGATAAGACTGCACCATTTCTAAAAGTGGGCAGAAACTTAGATATTGAGGCATTAAATGAGCAATTTGATGACAAACACTTCTTTAATCTCTGGTGCAATATAGAGGATATTGAGATAAATTCTGAAGAATGGGACAAATTGTTAAATAAATTAGCAAAAGAGTTCTATGGAACTGATTATATCCTTGGTACTAAACATCCACACGAAAGTAAAGATGGTAAGAAAGTATCCCTAGCTATATTAGGACGAAATACATAAATCAGTAAAAGATTAGCCCCATTTCAGGGGCTTTTCTTTTAAATAAGGAGCAAGTTCCACTTGCCCATTAATCTTAGCGTAAACAGCACGCTTATACTTCAATAAACTCAGTTCTATAGAACTACACAGAACTAAACAAACAAGCATCAAGCAAACATTTTAACTTTTGACTCTATCTTCATTTCTCTCCAAAAAACTCTATTGTAAACAGATGCTTGAACCCTGCAACAATCATCTTTCCCAACATATACAATATTAAAAGGTATATAATGGTCTCCTACTACAGATTTCATAGATTGAAATAAAGCTGGAAAATTATCTGTATAATGCTGAAGAGATGTTTTTGTTTCTTTAGTCATTATTCTATCAATAGGATGTTTTTTCATTTCATACCACTCACCTAAACAAAAATAATCATCCCTAAGTTCATCTAATGTATAACCTAATTCTACAGCCAACATTTCAAGCCCCGTTGCTTTTACTATGCTTCTATATAATCTAAACCCTTTTATTTTCATATGAACTTCAAACATGCTATCAAACTCTAACATTTCCCATATATCTCTTTCCATCTTAGCTTTTTCATTTAAAGCCTCAAGTGCAACAATCTTCTCTTTTTGCAACCCTATAACATAATCTTTATCAATTTCACCATCATCACTTAGTATAACTTCATTATTATTTAAATTATTATAATATTTTGTCAATTTTTGCAAAAGAGATACAGATGGAGAAGCTCCAGTTCTCCAATTATGTAAAGTTTTTCGTGCAATCCCAGTTCTTCTAGAAATAGTAGATAAAGAAATATCAGTCTCTTTAAGCCATTCTAAAACAATATCATTTGTGTTTTTCATAATAGTAACTCCAATTAATTGAGTAAATATACACAAATACAGGTAATTATTTACTAATTAAATACGGAAAACAAAGTAAATAATTTTGATATTCATAGGACGCTATATTTAGGTAAACTATATTTTAACAGGTTATTTAACCTATTACATAATGATTGGAGTCACTATGATTTTTGCCGTAAACCTAAGAAACGGCTCTCTTCTTTTCTGTCAAATTGAAGAGGACTTAAAATGATGACAAGATTAAAGATGATGGGACAAGCTGGCAAGGCTGTTAGCTATGTCTTTCTTGGATTAAACCATACAGCACGTTTTGCCAGTAATGTGGCAAGAAATGTTGGAAATGGTTTCTCCAATAAAGGTCTATTTAATCTAGAACTATCTGCTGATGGTGGCCATGTAATTAAAGAACTTAAAAATCAAACTGGCTCACAAGTAACAGATATACTAGAGCAAATGGACAACTTTGGTATTCATACTATAAGCATTCAACGAAGTCATGGAGTAAGCGATGATAACACTTAATGATATAATAACTGATGCAATATATGAAGACCATGGAACTGATTTAGAAAAAGAAATGTTTGATATTATGAATCATTTTCAAGATGAACATGATATCAACCCTGTTCAATTTCTAAAAATGGTCGATATTTGGTTAGACCAGTATAAAATAAATAAACCAAAGGAAATTAAAGCACATTAAGTGCTGTAAATAAAGTGTAGCCAGAGTCAACAACCGATAGGGCGATAAAGCTAAAAGGTTGTCTCAGAGCAACTGAGGGTCTGCGTGGATAGCATGCGACAAGGACAAAACAAAGCGACTCTGGTAACACTTAAAACATAATGATTGGAGTCACTTATGGGCAATATATATAATGCCATAATAGAGCTTAAAAAGCTCAGAAAACCAAAACCAAAACCTACCAACCCTAAACCAAAACCTAAAAAGAGGAAGAAATATGACACAAAAAGAAATTAAAAGACTATTTAAGCAAGAAGATTTAAGACTTGCTAAAGGCACTATGGATTTAATACATGAAGAACTATACCTTCATGTAAAAAGACTGGCTAAGAGGTCAAAGAACGGCTTAGGCACGTACAAAACCCTAACTCCACAGCTATTTCATATAGCATTAGGGAGAACACAATGAGTCAAAAATCAATATATGTA